TTGGTGTAGTTCATGAAGTCGAATCTAAACGTCACAGTGACAGTGGAGAATTCATTAGTCGAGTAGTTTCTCTCCGAGAAAGAAACTTTCTCAGGGTAAACACCGAAAAGCTCGACACCCGCTACAGGGGCATTGTCACCATTCATCTCAACAATTGTCATTTTCTCTCCCTTGTATTTAACACCATTACCACCACGGAATCCAGCCTTACCCGTTAGGGGGTTGTAAACTTCTTTGAAAGCTTGCCAAAGAGCAGGCGTCGATCTCTTTAGAAGTAAGTTGTCAAAGGTGATCTCTACAGGCTCATAAGTGACTTTGCCAGGGTAATGAACTTTGTCGTTAAGCCTATCAAGAGCGATTGATTCAACGCCGTAGGTAATTTGTCCAACTTGTTTCGCAGCTATCGTCACATCACCAGGAATGTTTTGATTCTCGGTGATGGCAGGAAAGCCTTGAAAGTTAACTTCAAATTGATAAGTTCTAATCGTCTCAAGCTCAGACGAAATTTCAGGAAGCTTCTCACCGGGAGTGCGGTTAAATTGCGTTTCAATTACACTATTTGTAGGGATTGCCATTTGTTATTCCTTAACTAATAGAAGCTGACTGGCTAGTCAGGTTCACTTCAAACACTACGGTCTCAGCAGCCTTAGTCGGTTTAATTGTTACCGAGCACCACAGTTCGTTTCTATCAACTCTCAGAGGAGTGTTCGTGGTAGAGTCGCACTTAACAGCGCCCGCAACGATAGCCCGTCTAGCTTGAAGGTCAGACAGGAACGGGTTAATCGCTCCTTCGACTTGTTCCCAAGTAAACGAGTCATTCGGCTCAAACTGGAAGGGCTTGCCAAGCTCCAAGAGAACCTTTCTGATGAAGATCATCAGTCTTCTAACGTTAACTCTATCAAGAGCAGTAGGCAGTCTTTGAGCGGTCTTCTGTCCAAAGATTGTGATACCAGTCGTCGGCTCGTTACTGATGGGGTTCACGTTGTTAGCGTAGAGAGCATCACGATCACCCTGGTTCAGCACAATCTCAGTGGCTGTCGGCTTAGTTAACCGACCTCTTCTAAAGCCTGCCGGAGCGAACCACGGGTCATTGACACTGTCAGTGAAAACACACTGACGTGCAGCGAAGATCGATGGATCATACCATTCTTCTCTACCCGCAAAGGGATTGAAAACTTGCACCCACGGCCAGTAGACAGCAGCGTAAGAATTATTTAAAGCAGCCGTTCTTGCTCCTGCACCGTTAATCCAGTCAATCGCATCTTGAACTTCACCAAGAGCGTATGGAGGAGCAACGAGAGCAAAGAAGTTTTTGGACGACTCACCCAATGCAATGAGTGCATTTTGAAGAGCATCATCACTGAAACCAGGAGCAACTGCCAGAGAGATGTTAAGACGATCTTCATCGAGAGCGTAGATGCCAGTTTTCTTGGTAGGAGTTCCAATCAGGCCAGTGATGTCAGCACCTGCTTGTGGATCTTCAGTGCTCTCATAACCACTCTTACCACCCGTCAGACTGTAGGTTCCTTCAACAAGCTTTACGAATCTTGGTCTAGCAGAACTATCCTGGTTGTCATCAGTAGTGGTCAGACCCGGTTGGGCTGTGTTGCCTGCAAAAGCTGCCGGAACACTTAGGCGTTCCCCAAAGACATTGGGAAGTCCCTCATAATCTGTGCCCGCAGTGCTGGTTTCAAGATCAACGTAGATATACTCCGACTTATTATTTCTGTAATCATTAGCCGAATCTTCAAAGAGTAGAGTTCGGACATACTCAAGAGTCGAAGGTTGTAGGTTGATATTGAAAGATTCAACTTGACCACCGTCAGAATTCACTATAAGCCTATCATTGATTCCAAGGTTATCAATCTCAACAGAAAGACCCTTGGTAGCCCCGTCGTTTTCAACTGCTAAGTTATACCCTGATCCAGGGTAAATCGAGTAGGCTTCAAGATTTATGTTTCCGCCGCCTGAGTCTAGCGTAGAAGCAGTGTAACCATAGGCTGTGTTATTGTTATAGGTAGCCCAGCCACCGTTATCCGTAACAGCACTTACAGTGCCATTGACTGTGACTGGAATAAACCTAATCCCATCAGCGGTTCCCGAAACAGACGATAGCTGCATAAAAGCACCTGAACCAGCATACTTAGAGGCCAAGTAAATGTCATTACCTTCAATGTAAGAAATAACATCTTGGGACTGAGCATCTCTAGAGAAGGCAGCGGAGATAACCTTTTGTGCCGTGTCCAGGTCAGGGTTTGCCGAATCAATCGCCTTCGTTGTTACAATCGAGCTTGCCTTAAACAGGCCATCGTTACCGTAAACAGCGTAGTAGATCGAAGAAGCATGAGTTCCAGCGAAACCACTTACAAAAAGAGCGGGGCTAGCACCAACTTCAATCTTAACTTCAGCTTCAGCAGCCAGTGTGTTAGCCGCTCTCACAAAGTACATTTGATTGGTGGCTTCCAGAATTTCAATGGCACCCTCTAAACCTTGACCAGGGATGTGTGTCTTAGGTTCACCAAACTTTCTGATAAGGTTCTCAGGGCTAGTGATGAGAGTAGCTTTGTTGGTCGGGCCTTTGTCCGCAAACCCAACAACACCCACAACGCTAGAATCAACATTAGGGGCGAATACAGAAACGTCATTTTCTAGAACGACAACAGAAGGACTGGTTGGAAGTGCCATGGATTAGTTACCTTTAATAATCGGAGTTTTCTTTCTTGCTACTTTAACAGGCTTTTGAGGAACCGGAGTGGGTGCAGGATCTGCAACTTCAAGAACTTTCACCATTCTTCTGGAAACTAGGTTCTTGAGGATGTTGCCACCCCAGCTACTGGGGACTTCGATTTTCTTACCGGGCATCAAATAAATGCTTTTCACGTTGTCGCCTTCAGTCAGCGTCACGGATAATCCTTGTAAGCTTGTGTTCTTTATGATTTTCATTTAAAAGCTCCTACTATATTTACTATTAACAACGTTTAAATGTAGTTAATTTACTCTTTGATCTCCGTATCGTTGCGATCTTGAATTACAAATTCAAAGTTATCACCTATTTCCGAAATCTCTCCAGTATTAGTAAAGAAGAATCTGGGGCTGGGTATGTAGGTTTGAAGCACAATTTCTATGGTTTTCTGAAGGACCCTATCTTTAGTGTCGGACGCAATAACAGATCCAATTGATCTCTCCCTATCGATATAAGCTCTTGTATCTTTGGAATGGTTTGTGGGCACAACTAATTCTGGATTGAATAAAGAAAAAATACTAGATCGAAGCATGTCCAAATCAGCCTTATATTTACACCATAGATTTATTTCATAAGTGATGTTAACTGCACGAGGCGCTAAACTTAACACGCGAGTTGCCCTTCTTTTCTGGTCGTCCCAATGAACCTCATGCATTATTAAGGGGCTATACCTTTCTCTTTTTGCGTCTCTTGAAGAGTCAACCTCAGAGACTGTGATAAAAGGTAACACTATATTGTTATCAGACTTTAAGCGACCAGCTATGCGTTCAGCATTTCCATGAGAACAATCCACCCTTATTCTATTACCATTACCATCAATGTAGTATAGATTTCCAAAGGTGGCAATCATCTGCCTAAGGCTTTCTTTGTAAACATTATCAATTCTAGGAAGGAGCCTAGTTTCGGTCATTTTTACAATGCGTTGTTTTATATTCTCAACATTCATCGCGCATAGCCTCCAAGCTTATCAGTCTTATCAAAGAAGTCTTCATTGTGAATATCTTGAGAGTCTCTGAGGAGTTTAGCGTGAACTAATAAGTGGTAAACACCATAAGCTTCAAAGCTATCCTCTTGAACCTCAAACACTTCAAACTTCATGTCTTGAAATTCTGGTTCAATGATGTCACCAATCTCAACAGGATTTCCTAACATGGTTTCTGTGTAAGACTTATTAAACACAAACACTTGATCCACTTGCATCTCTACACCAAATTGAGTTAAGTTTTCTTCAACAGGTCTAGGGTCATAGTGCGCCCACAAAGCAACAGGTTCAGGAGCTATAGTTTTCTGTCTAGATTCCTGATATACATCATCAATATCGTTGGACGGAATATACTTGTAAACAAGCACTCGTGAACCAGACAGCTTGATGTTTTCAGCATCTACAAGGTTGAACAGATTCTTATCGTTCTTCTTTTTGAAGAGAGAAAGGCGAGTATCTCTTTGATCAGAATCTGGGAAATTAGTAGGAGGAGTTGTTACCTTATACTTCATTAGAATATATCAAATAGTGGGGGTGCCTCTATTTCTGTCATCAACTCTTCAACTAAATCTTTCTTTTCTTGGGTAGCCTGCTGCATAAGCTCGGTACCGTTCAATCTTGTACCACCTCCAGGACCAGGGAGAGTTGCATATTTGCCTCTGATACCTGCTAAGATTTCTTTAGCTAGAGCTAGGGTATATTTCTGAACCCAATTTTTGTAAGCGTGGTGAATTGTATTTGGATCAAAAGCTCTGAACTCTACAAGAACACATTCATCTCCTGCTTCAGGCTT